AATAACATATAATCGTTATCTGTATCAAACAGGATTACGCCTTTTTGTGTTCCAGCACTGTTTTTAAATAAAATCCCATCGTTACCATCAGCGGCTCCTGCCTGCAATGTTAAATAAGTATCTGCAGAGTCTTTCAAGTGCATCAACGTTGAGGGAGACGACGTTCCCAATCCCAGCCTGCCCGAGCTGTCGATTCGCATTCGCTCTGATGCGTTAGTAGCAAAACGCAAATCGGCATTCTCGTAAACATAAATTTGACCTAATGTCCCGTTCCAGCCAACCCTCATTCCATCGGAGGTGGTGCTCCCAGTGCCGCTATCAGTAAGTTGTATTTGTGCTTCAGTTGCAGATGAATTATGGATGTGTAATTGTTTGACAGGCGACGTTGTGCCAATTCCAACCCTGCCCGAGCTGTCGATTCTGAGGCGCTCGTTTGTTCCCGCAGCGACAATAACGGTGTCAGATAGTGTAGAAGTGCCTACAATACTGCCAATAATTGTATTATTAGAACCAGTCGTAATTGCATTACCCGCGCTAGTACCAATGGCAATATTTTTATCGCCAGTGGTATTTTGTAAAAGAGATTGATAACCGGCAGCTATGTTGTTATTGCCGTCGTTTATTCTGAGAGTTTGATATCCGATAGCTATGTTGTGATTGCCGTCGTTTATTTTGAGAGCTTCATATCCGTTAGCTACGTTATAATCACCGGTGGTGGTGATCATAGCTTTAAACCCAGCACCTGTATTGCCAACCCCGCCGCCTTCACGTAGAGCTGCGTATCCAACAGCAGTGTTATCGCCTTGAGTGCTGTTGAATTCAAGAGCAAATGTTCCAACAGCAGTGTTGCTATTACCAGTGGTGTTCAGACGAAGAGTATCAATGCCAACAGCAACATTTTGGTTCCCAGTGGTGTTTGTCAAAAGGACACGATCGCCCCCAATACCAACATTTTCATCGCCAGTGGTGTTTGCTTTGAGAGTTTGATGTCCAATAGCAACATTCTTTGTACCATTTGTGTTGGATCCAAGTGCATCAAAGCCAAGCGCCGTATTGGTTGAAATGTTATTCGCCCCACGGCCAACTGTTAACGAGTTGACCAAACCAGTCGTCAATACATTCTGGCTACCAAAGTCAGGGCTAATCTTTGTACCTGCAATAGCTGCATCAGCCTTAACCATCGCATTGTTGATGGTATCGTTACTTGGTGCACCAATATTTACAGAAGTACCTACAGTAACAATAAAGAACTCAGATCCAGTAGCAGGAGCTGCAGCAAGAATGATGTCAGCGTTGTCAATAACAAAGCCTTCAGACGGTTGTGACGTGCCACTGTTAGGCTTTTGAATCACACCGTTAATGCTTACGATATGCTGCTGTGCGACACTTCCAGGGTTGCTGAGGGTAAACCTATAAGCAGAGCCGTTGAACGTGGCAGAGCCGCCTCCAGTGCCCCCTGAAGAGCTTAGAGTGTTGATGAAGTAGTTACCAACAGCTTGTACTTCTTCCCACGCAGACACAGTGGCGTCATACACCAGCATCTTGCCAGTAGACGTGTTAAAGAACAGGTCACCAGCATCTAGATCTGTGGTAGGATTACTAGAACCAATACGATATCGGGCAAAGAAATCGTTGACATCATCGTTTAGTTGTGCAATATCAGCATCTGTACCTAATACTTTGTGGTAAGTATAGGTATTAAGAGTTGAAGTAGAGACAACTTGCAAACCTTGACCAGCAGGTAGGGTACTGCTTTGCAATGCAGTCGGGAAGCCAGTAATAGTTACAGCAGTACCACCAGTGGTTTGACCACTTGCAGTACCTGATGCACTAACTACCAAACCACCTGCATCAGAAATAGACACGACAGTGCCTGCATCATCAGACGGATCAGGGTTAGTAGTCGGGAAACTATTCTCGTTTGCGATGGCAACAAAGCCACCGAGGTTGTCCATCAGACCAAGAACGTAGCCACTGATAGCATTGGACGTTGGATACTGGGTTGTGCTGTTAGCTGTGAAGCTGTTAGTCAGTGTATTGCCATCTAGTTGGTTGATTTCAGTAGAATTAGCAGTGACACCATCCAAGATGTTTAGTTCAGACGTGCTAACAGTTGCACCATCTAGGATCTGGACCTCAGCTTGCGTAAGATCAGCCAGTGCAGATGCAGTAGTAGACCCCATAGTTGCCAGTTCACGTAGCTCAGCATCAGCAAGCTTGACGTTTGTGACAGCATTGTCAGCAATCTTAGGTGTAGTTACACCACTATCAGGAATCTTAGCGGTAGTTACTGCATTATCAGCAATCTTTGCTTCAACAACCTGGTTAGAACCAATCTTTGCACTAGTAACTGCACTGTCGTTGATCTTTGCAGTAGTGATTGCAGCATCAGCCACCTTAACAGTGGTGACATTTGCATCAACAATCGCTGCAGTATCAACAGAAGCATCTGCTAGCTCACTAGAAGTGACTGCATTAGCTGCAATCTCACTAGATCCAACAGCATTAGCAACAATTTTAGCTGCAGTAATAGCGTCGTTAGCAATTTTAGCAGTAGTTACATTGCCATCAGTAATCTTAGCTGTGGTAACAGCATTGCTAGCAAGCTTTGCAGTTGTCACACTCGTGTCTGCAATCAGTGCTGTGGTAACGTTACCGTCAGAAATTTTTGCGGTAGTTATTGCATCGTCTGCAATGTCACCGGTAGCAATCGTACCATCAGAAATTTTTGCACTGGTAATTGCAGAGTCAGCAACCATGCCAGTAGCAACAGTGCCGGTATCACCAGTAGTAACAACAGTACCTGTTACGTTAGGTAGAGTGATCGTACGGTCAGCAGTAGGATCAGTGACCGTAAGAGTCGTCTCATTTGCATTGTCAGTTGCACCTTCAAACACAATGTTAGCGTTCTGACCGAAGTTCAGATCACCGGACATAGTGCCACCAAGTGACTGCAAAGCGTTGTTGTCAACTTCTTGTGCAGTAAACAATACCTGATCAAAGTTATTGTTCAGGTCCTCTGCTTTTACAGCCGAGCCAGCAAAGAACGTTGCTGTCTTTTCATCGTTGTCGGTATCACGAAAGATAATGATTGCAGCACCGTTAGAGGGAGCCGTTGTGAAGGATACCGTTGTTGCGTTGGCTAAAGTGAATCCAGTTGTATTTACGCCGTCAATTTTAGCTTTGACGTCGGCTTGTTTGATATAGGGGAATGTAAAAGAGAAATTGGTGGTGGAGCCATTTCCTGTGAATAGATTTTGTGTTACAGCCATTACGCTTTAGGTTGGGTTAGAATGAATACTGTTTTCTCATTTTTTCTTGGAAACGCTTCGCTTCTTCGTGCTCACCAGCTTGAAGATACATTTGAATAGTATCTTGATAAAGCATCTTCCTGGTGATTGCATCGTTGTTAGGCAGTGATGCTGCAGCCATGTTCATTGCATAACGCAATTCACGGTCAAGCGTTTTGTGCAGTAGTTCAAAATTGGACAGGTCGGGGTCTTGTCCGGCATTGACAGAATTCATATAACGTTTTCTGAACTCACGACCTTCTGTGCTGTTCATCACCTTACGAATGCCTTCTAAAAAGAGCTTGTCACGACCCATAATCCTTGTGATTTCAGAACGTTCAGCAGGTGTAAACTCAATGCCGCGACCATTAGTCCGAAGACTAGGACGAGCATCGTACTCAATCATTTGCAAGAATTTTTTCTCGTCACTAATTTTGCCATTGACTTTCCAAGGCATATAGTTGTTCCAGACACGTGCCATGAAGTTGTCAGGCACACCGACTAGATCACCATCGATCCAATCATATTTAGGAGGGATTTGTGTTTTTAGTATAGGTAATCGGTTACGTGAAACATCAAGTAAAGTCATTTCGACTTCTTTTAAACCAGGGTCCATGAGACGTCCGATTTCTGCCATCTGACTAGAGCCAGGAATAATTGCAGCGTTAATAAAACTACCACCCCAACGATTCAATGCACCTACATCACCACGAACGACATCGATAAAGGGTTCTAAGCCAGACAAGAAAGTCTTGTCAGTAAAAGATGCAGCAAGTACAAAACCCATCTTACGAAGCTGTTCACCAATGTCATTAGGTGACAGGACATCCATGTTGTCAGAGATGTCAGCAACAAGTGCTAACCAGTTAGTTATAGGTCCTAAGTTGTCGTAGCTAACCCACTCACCACCAGGCAATCGAATAGACCGTGGCTTCCAATCAGTTTCACGTCGCAGAGATTGCTTTTGTTTGTCGTAAAGACCATTACCAGTTAGCCTGTCAGTCATAAACAAACCAACAGCACCAGTTACCATAAGGGTGCCAAGTGCACTACGACCAAAAAGATCTGCACGGATTTCGTTGTACTTTTGATACATCGTTTCTGACGACATATCTTTAATGTCAATCTTACGTTTCAACAACACATCTGCAATGTCATTGTCAGCCATGTTTTCAGGACGTAAATTGAAGTCGTTGATGTCCCTAAACAAAAGGTGGTGCGGGCTATACGACGTCATCATCCTAATGTCATTGATTGGTGTTTTAGTAAACAACAAAAATGGTTTTAGGATTGGTGCACGTCGAATAAGTGCAGAGAAAGAGTCGTTAAAACCACTGTCTAGGCTAAGAGCAATTTCACCAGAAGTATGTTTAACAGCACTGTCGGTAATTAGACCAGTCTCATCAAACATTTCACTATAGATTTGCTTGTAAGCCGTGTCAGCTTTAGCAGCAGTAAATTCAAGTTTACCGTTATTAGTTACCTTGTCAAAAGCACGTCCTCTAGCATCTGCATGTGCAACCATGGTTTGCGTAAAACCATCAAGCGCCTGCATAGCACGGTTACCAAAACGCAACCAAGGGTGCTCAGCTAAATCGTTCATAGCTTGGATCTGTTGCATCGCTACCTGTGGACCAAAGTCGCCCTCAGCAGCTTTTGCATTAGCAACAGCTTGTAAAATTTCAATTTGCTTTTCGTTTTTTACAAAGTAATTTTCACGCTGCAAACCTGCAACGTCAGCTTCAGTTGCACTACGTTTAAATACTTGCTTCATGTAATCAAACGAGTCTTGCAATACTTCTAGGTTAAGTGAGTATTGATACCAACCACGACGCAGCATCTGTCCTTCACCATAACGCATACCACCAATAAAGGCACCAATAGGCTTTTCAATCAAACCAGCAGCGTTACTGAGTCCAGCTTTGATCGGTGTGGCAAATGCACTGAGTGTTGCGTTGTAGACGTTAGAAAAGAATCCTTGAACAATGACAGAGGGTATTTCAGGATTCCTGTCAAAAAGAGCTTTACTAAGAGTTCCAGTAGAGTTCTTCAAGAACCTATTAAGCTTCGCCATCGTGTCAACGTTGCCATCCGTAAACTCATACGCCATAATCAACGGAGCCATCATTTCAGGCTTTTCTTGGTGAACCTCACGTAAAGTACGTGCAGTCAATGCAGCATCTAGTCTGATAGCTTCAATAGCACGAAGGGTTTCATTTTTCTCTTCTGATAGGATACGTTTGATACGCTTCGCGTAAGCAGCTTTGTTGGCTTCAGAACCCGTCATTGTAAGACGGTTCCACATGTTTGTAAGGTTCAAGGCACGACCACGTACATAGGCTGCACGGCCACGCATAGCCATCAGGAACTCAAGACGATTGATAATCTGTTCCTGTGCTCTTTCAATAGCTGCAGAACCTTCTACAAGACGCATACCTTGGGCTGTGTCTGAAATTTGACCAGCAATAGAAGTGGCAAGATATGCCTCAGCTTTTGCTTGGTCCATAGACAGCATGTCATTTAGGTACTGTTTAGTAAACAGACGTGCTGCTTCCATACCTTCTGAACTAAGTGTTTCTACACCTGCTTCCTTGAACACAAGACCACTCTCTTTGATGTCTTTAAGAAACATTTGTTTCATGACGTCAACAGGCAGCATGTAGTGTTGAGCAGCCATCTTATCGCCATTTTCTGCAATTTGTTTTGCAGTAAGGTAGTTGCCATCAGGCAGCTTGACGTCAATCTCTACATCTTTGAGCTGTTCTGCCAGTCCTTTGAAGATGATATTCTGGTCTTTACTTAAGTC